GTGTACACGTACAGCGTCGACAGGTGGTTCGCGGCCTCCGAGTACGGATCGACCATCGAGGTGATGCCGGTGCGGTCGAAGATCTCGAAGTAGTTGAAGTCGCCGACCACCGCGAAGATGTTGCCGTTCGCGGTCGCGGTCGGCACGTACTGACCGATCGAGTACGGAACGCCGTAGATGGTTCCGGGAAGGCCGACCGTCATCTGACCCGAGCCCGTGTTGGTCGGCGAGAAGATGAAGTCGCCGTTGGTCGTCTTCAGCTTGCGGATGACCTTCAGCGCCGTGTCCGACATGAACCAGCGGAAGCGCGGCGAGTTGCGGTAGGCGACGGGAACCGCATGCACGGTGTCGATGACATCGTCGGCGTCGATCGTAGTGACCGCGACGCCCGAGCCGAGATCGACGCCCTGGGTGATGCCGCCCGAGCTGTCGCAGATGCCCTGCGGCTGCGAGCTGCCCGTACCAGTCGTGTAGTACTCCTCCTGCTTGAGCGCGATGCTCAGGCCGCACTTGTCGGCCACATACTGCAGGCCGGAGCCGATGCCGCCCATGCCGATCGCGTCCTCGATGAATTCCTGCGACATCGTCACCGCGGTGACGAGCTTGTAGGGCACGACCGAGATCGCCGTCGAGAAGCTCGGGTCTGCTGGCGTGATGGCACCGGCTTCAGCGACAAGGTTCGTGGTCGGCAGCGCGTTCTGCACTGGAATGGTGCGCTTGGAGTCGATCGTCGACACAGGCGCGATCTGGCGCAGCACGTTCGCCTGGAACATGCGATCGACGATGCGCCGCTCCATGTCGGTCGGGATGCCAGCGCCGGACGACCCGAGGGTCAGGTCGCGCATTTCCGCAGGGTTGCCGGAGATGACGGCCTTCAGCCAGCGCTGCGCGTACTCCTCGCTCGAGCGATCGAGCATCTTGGACTCGGTCGGACGCGCGCGGTAGGTCGGCTCGGCGAGCTTCGCCTCGAGGTCGCGAGCGCGGCGCTCGGCGGCGGCCTTCTGCGCGGCCATGTCCTGCAGGCGCTGCTCGATGGCCGAGAGGTCGGCGTCCATGCGCGCGATCGTCTGGCGCTCCTCGCCGGAGCCCTCGAGGTCGATGCGGCGCGCCTCCTTGGCGGTGCGGTTCTCGAACGCGGCGAGCGACTTGCGGTACTGGTGGGTCAGGTTCTCGAGCTCGTGAATGTCAGACATTGCGGGTCCTTGCGTTGAAGAGATCCAGCCGCGCACGGGCGGCTTCGATGGCAGCCGCGCGAACGCTGCGCAGGCTGGAACTGGTCTGGGGGTATGCGGCGTCCTGGACGATGGAGATCTCGACGAGCCGGGCGCGCTTTACGAGGCGCTCGGTGCGCGTGCGGTTCCACGAGTCCTCGTCGACGTAGAACCCGAACGACATCTCGCCGCTCAGGTCGCCGCGCTTGAGGAGCTCGCGCACGTCGCGCCCGAGTTGCGTGTCGGCGAGGTCGGCCTCGAACGCGAGGCCCGCGCGGTCCGACTTCAACTTGAGCGTGCCGCTCGTCGTTCGCGCGAGCGGCTGCGACGAGTCGTGGTTGTAGTAGAGCTTTACATCGCCGCGGACCGAGTCGCCGAACGCGCCGGGCGCGATGCGCTCGGTGAACGCGCGTCCGCCCTCGACGAGCTCGCGCGACTGCTCGTTGTAGACGGCGGCGTAGCCGGCGAGGGTCGCGCCCTCGACGCGCTGCTCGGACAGCTCGAGGTTCCGTCTAGACAGCATCAGGCACCTCGTTTCCCCATGTGATCCAGTTGTGGCGCTCTCGCCGGGCGAACAGCTCGAGATATGGACCGTCGAACATGCGCTCGACGATGTCCTGGAACTGCTCGGGCTTCTTGCTGTGTGGCCCGCGCTTCCAGTTCCACCAGCTCGTATCGGTCCGCTCTTTGCAAGCAGGCTTCCCGCGACGGCAGTACAGGACGAACTCGGTGGTATTGACGAACGCGCCGCCGAGCCCGAGACCGTGCCGCGGCTTGCACCAGGTCAGCAGAGACACGGGACGAAAGCCCCATGCACGAGCGATGTCGTAGGTGCGCTCGAGGTACTTATTGATGGTCCAGACGAACAGCGTGCTGTTGTCCGCGGCGAGTTCCTCAACGGGCAACTGCCTCATCTCGTCCAGTTGCATCGTCGGATACGCGAGAGGTCTTGACCTTCCATTCGGGGCCCAGCCCGGTCCCGCCATAACAGACCACGGAGGATCGGCGACGATGCAGCCGAACTGGCCATGGGTTTCAGCAAGGTCATGCAGTGAAATCATCGACTGCCCCCGCGTTCATGCTGGTGTCGTTCCCGGCGTTGCTCGTGCCGCCGCCGGTGCCCATGTTCTTCGCGACGATGGGCTCGTCGAGGCCGGGTAGCGGCGCGTAGTCGAGGACCGCGCGCGCTTCGTTCCGCGTGATGACGCCCGACTCGACGCCGGTGCGGAGCGCCGCGAACTGCTCGGCAAGGCTCGGCTTCACGAGCGCGTCGGTGTCGAACTCGAACGACGCGGCGACGGTCGCGAGCTTCGACAGCGTCTCGGCGCGGAACGCCGCGAACCAGTGCGCGAGGCACGCGTCGACGTACATGCGCGACAGCCATTCCATCGAGCCGTACGCGTTGGTCGTCTCGCCTAGGTAGGTCACGGGCACGCCGTAGATGCGCGAGACATCCGCGATCGAGTACTGACGCGCGGCGCTGATTCCCGAGTCCTCGAGCGTCGACGAGATGCGCTCGACCTTCATGCCCTCGGCGAGAACGAGCGGCTTGCCCGCGTTCTCGGCGCCGCCGTGGTCGCTCTGGAACTTCTCGGCGATCGCCTGGCGCGCGCCCGCCGACAGCGGGCCCGGGTGCACGATGGCGAGCTTGGGGTTGCCAGCGTTCCGCATCACCTCGAGCTGCGCGGACTCCTGCGCGGCCATGATAGTCAAGCTTGTCTTGCACAGCCGCACGGGCGACTCGCCCCACAGGCCGTCGAGCCCCATCGCGCGCAGATGGAACATGTCGCGAAGCTGGACATCGCCGTACTGCCGCGTGCGGTAGTAGGGCTCGGTGCCGGTCACGTCGAGAGAGACCGATTCAATATCGAGCGGCATGAGCTCGAGGATGTCCCCGCCGCGCGTTCTGTTGATGAGCGCGAACGCGTTGCCGAAGAGGCACGCCTGCAGCATCATGGCGCGGCGGAACTCGTAACCGCTCATGTAGCGATTCGGCGTATCGAGGATGTTCGAGACCTGCGCGTCCGAGGTCTCGAACGCCACGCGCGCGGTGTCCTGCGCGATGAGGCTGCACGCCCGGTAGACCGGCGTGTAGTACAGCGCGTTCAGCGGAGTCACGACGGGCATGCCGACGCGATCCGTAGACGGCATCATGATGCCGTACGTCGGGTAGTGGCCGATCCACCGCTTGAACAGTTCCCGCAGCATGGAGGGATCGTCATACCCTCTGGGGGGCACGTCACGAACTAAAGCAACATCGCGCGATTATTTCAGACCTCGTCCTCGTAGCAGCTCGCGCGCGTCCCGCCCCACACATGGCACGCGATGATCGAGGCGACGAGCGGGTCGATGGCGCAGTACTCGCGGCTCTTGACGGGGCGGATGTTGCCGTTCTGGTCCCGCTTGGCGTTCGCCTCAGCGCACGCGCGGCGTAGCACGGGGTCGTTGCCCACCACGAGCCGCGACCCCGCCCAGAGGTTCTGGAACAGGTTGCAGCCGGGCCCGAAGGTCGCGATGCCCATCCGGTAGAGGAGCAGCGGCACGCCGTCCGCCTGCAGCTGCTCGGCGAGGTACTTCGAGCCCCACGCGTCGTAGCCGACGGAACGCACGTCGAACTCCTCGCGAAGCGCGAGCAGCGTGGCGCGGACGGCCTCGTAGTCGACTTCCCGCCCGGGCGTCAGGGTGAGTTTCCCCTCCATCGCCCAGGTGCGCACTGGCATCCGGTAGTCGAGCTCGCGCTGGGCGACATCGGCTTTCGGCCACCAGTAGTGGCCGCGTAGGGCGACCCGCCCGTCGTCGAGCGGAACGGCCACGACCGCCGCGGTCATGTCGAGCGACTTTGATAGGTCGAGCCCCACCCACGCCGGGCGCCCTCGCAGCGCCTCCCAGTCGATCGTCTGCCCGCCCGGCCAGAGCGACATCTCAAGCCACCCGCCGGTATCTTCGGACATGCGGGCCGCGTGGTAGCGCGAGAACTCGCCACGGCCCATGGCCGACCGCTTCATCGTGTTCCACGAGCGCCGCAGGCTGACGAGGTCGGGCTGACCGTACTCAAGCCCGGGGTTCGCCTTCGCCCAGGTCGCCTCGTCGTCGAGTTCGTCGGACGGGTCGAGCCCGTAGAGGATCGGGAGGACCGTGTCGTCCTCGACCTCGCCCGAGAGGATCGACTCGCCCTGCTTCACGAGCTCCGCGTAGTGGTTCTCGGGGTTCGCGCCCGGCGTCGTGATGATGACGCCGGTCGACTCGCGCCTCTTGGCGCCCGTGGTCAAGAGCTTGGTCAGGAACCGCCCCTTGAACTCGGCGGCCTCGTCCGCGATCCAGAGCGACGGGTTCAGGCC